CTGAACCTCCAGAAGGTATGGATAGTGACGGGATGGACGATATAACAGGATTACCTGCGGGTGGTAGTCCTGCCGCAGGAACAGCACCCCCTCCGTCAGCATGATAATCTGATAAATATTCACATGCTATTACAAGAATTCATTTACTTTGACAGAGATAAAGCGGGCATGTCTAACGACGATCGCTATGATTCCGCGCACGACACTAGCGTAATTTTTAACAAAGATAATAGAAAAATGCGTTTAACATTGGGCATGTTAAACAATCTTAGAAAAGCAGGTGATGCTAGAGAACAAGAACAAAAAGCCGACTTAGAGCTAGTTCGAGTTATGTATGCTCCTCCGCCCCAAGAAGAAACTGCTCCTGTATAAACAGTAGCTTTAATTCTTTTGTCTCAAAACTAAATATTTTAGACAGAAACTTTATAAGAAGATATAAAATCTTCAGCACTTTTAGTCAGAAACGACCGTTTTTGGCCTATTTCACATAACTATATCAACTTGGCTGTAAATATACATTGACAGCCTTGCCGCATCTAATTAAGGAGAAACCCGCAATGTCTAAAAAGTTTGAACAACTTCTAGATTATCTTGTCAACGAAGAGATGGATAAGGCAAATGAATTATTCCATGAAATCGTTGTAGAAAAGTCTAGAGAAATCTATGAAAATATGATTGCCGAAGAGGCAGAAGAAGAGTCAGTTGATGAGTCTGATGATGATGAAGCTGAGGAATCAGTTGATGAGTCCGATGATGATGAAGCTGAAGAATCTGTAGAAGAAGGATTCGGAATGGATGATGGAAGTGACGAAACTTCTATGTCAATTGGTGGCGATAACGACCCAGCTGACAGTGCAGTTGATGCTATCACAGATCCAAATGGTCCAGGAAGTGAAGAAGGTTCCGAAGGTGGAGTTTCCGCCGGCGAAGAACAAATTCTTGACGTTCTACAGCAACTAAAAGCAGAATTTGACGCTATCGTTAACGGTGGTGACGGTGGTGACGAGCCAGAAGAAGAGCCAGCAGAACCAAGTTTTGGTGATGAAGAAGGCGAAGAAGAGCCAGAAGAAGAGCCAGAAGACGACGAAAACATGGGAACCCCTATGCGTGAGTACGTTGAGCGTGTTGGTAACGACTGGGACAAAGGTAGTTCTATGAAGTCGCAAGGACAGTACGTTGGTGCAGGTTCTGGTGATAAAGATGGCGCACCTGTTGAAGGCCGCAGTCCAATTAGTTCAGGAAGTGGTAAGCCAAGTACCGGTGCAAACGCAGGTAACATACTAAGTGGTAAAGGTACTGACACTAGTAGCAATACTGGTACAAGCCCTAATGCTGACAAAGGCTCACGTGGTCTAGTTGGTGCTACTAAAGGCAAGTTTACAGGTAGTGGTACACACAATGTTGACGGTGTTAAGTCTGGTATTAAAACAGTATCTAAACAAGGTGCTGGATATCCAGGCAATAACAAGGCTCCAGGTCCAGTAGGTTCTGGTAGCGGCGACAAAGCCGGTCAAACTGGTGATACCGGTGGTAAGAAACAATTCCTACCACAGTTTGGTAAAAAGTAATCAGAGAAACTAGATGAAACTATCTTATCTAAGAGAACATTTAAGTTTTGATCAGGCAGGAGTTGTATTAGAGTCTGACGATAAGGATGGCAAAAACCTTTACTTAAAAGGCATTGCTATTCAAGGCGGCATTCGAAATCAAAACCAGCGGGTTTATCCAGTACGAGAAATCGAGAATGCTGTTAAGACTCTCAACGATCAAATACAAAATGGTTATTCTGTATTAGGTGAGGTAGATCATCCGGATGATCTAAAAGTGAATTTAGACCGTGTCAGCCACATGATAACAAACATGTGGATGGAAGGTCCTAATGGTTATGGAAAGATGAAGATCCTTCCAACGCCAATGGGCAATCTAGTTCGTACTATGCTTGAAAGCGGCGTAAAACTTGGTGTAAGTAGCAGAGGTAGCGGCAACGTTAACGATGCAACTGGCGAAGTGGCAGAATTTGAGATTATTACTGTAGATGTAGTTGCCCAACCTTCGGCGCCTGGAGCTTATCCAACACCGGTTTACGAACATCTCTTAAATGCAAGAGGTGGTAGTAGAGCGTTTAGGGTGGCGCAAGAAGTACAACAAGATCCCAAAGCACAGAAGCATCTCCGCGAGGCGATGCTTAACATTATAAACGGTTTAAAATAACCGGATAGGAGATAGTGATGTTGGACGCATTCAAACAATTAGTTGAAAGTGGTGTAATGACAGAAGAAACACAATCTGTCATCGAAGCCGCTTTCTCTAAAAAAATCGAAGAGAATCGCGACCAAGTCACCGCTCAACTTCGCGAAGAATTTGCTCAAAAGTATACACACGATAAAGGTGTTATGGTTGAAGCAATCGACAAGATGTTAAGCGAGCGATTGGCCGCAGAAATGGCTGAACTAGTAGAAGATAAGAAAGCATTAGCAGAAGCTAAGGTTGCTTATCAACACAAAATGAAATCTGATGCGAAAGTATTAGAGTCGTTTATTCTAGGACAGTTAGGAAAAGAATTGGTAGAGTTCCAAAATGATCGTCAGAAAGTTACGGAAAACTTCCACAAACTTGAACAGTTCGTAGTACACGCACTGGCCAAGGAAATCAACGAATTTGCAGTTGACAAGCGTGATCTAGCTGAAACGAAAGTTAAGTTAGTACGTGAAGCAAAAAGCAAGTTTGAAGAAATCAAGAGTAAATTCATACAACGTAGCGCCGCAGTTGTTCAAGAAGCAGTTACTAGCAAATTAAATTCTGAAATCAAGCAATTGAAAGAAGATATTGATAGTGCCCGCGAGAACAGTTTTGGACGCCGCGTATTTGAAGCATTTGCACAAGAATATTCTGGTTCGTATCTAAACGAAAAATCTGAAACAAGTAAATTGTTAAAGGTTATCGAGAAGAAAGAACAAGAGTTAGCTGAAGCAAAAAATGCTATGTCACAAAAAGACACTATTGTTGAATCTAAGGACCGCGAAATTCGTGTAGCCAAAGATTTGATGGAGCGTAAGACGGTGATGAGCGAAATGTTAGCACCTTTAAGTGCTGACAAGAGAGAAGTCATGCAATCGTTGTTAGAAAGTGTAAAAACTTCTAGACTACGTGATGCATATGACAAATACCTACCAGCAGTTGTTGAAGGCGAGAAGAGAAAAGTAACAAAAGTTGCTTTAACAGAAAGCACAGAAGTTACTGGCGATAAAGAGAGCAAGCCACAGGTAGGCTTAGATAACATTTTAGATATCCGCAAACTTGCGGGTCTAAAATAATTATAATTCAAGGAGACTATAAATGTCACAATTATTAAATGAAAGATGGTCAGAGACCAAAGACGCTCTGCTTGAAGGCCTATCCGGTACCCGCAAGTCAAGCATGAACGTTTGTTTAGAAAACACACGTAGATACCTAGCAGAAAGTGCTACCGCTGGTGCAACATCCGCCGGTAACATTGCAACACTTAACCGTGTTATTCTTCCAGTTATCCGTCGTGTAATGCCAACAGTTATTGCCAACGAAATCATCGGTGTACAACCAATGACTGGCCCTGTTGGACAAATCCACACTCTACGTGTACGTTATGCTGATACATCAGCTGGCGATAGCGTAGTTGCTGGTGATGAGGCATTGAGCCCATTCAAGATCGCTGCCGCTTATAGTGGTAACGGTGTTGATGCAACTCCTAAAGCTACTAATACAGCAGTTTTAGAAGGTATGCCAGGTAAGCGTATGAGCATTCAAATCTTGAAAGCACCAGTCGAAGCTAAGTCTCGTAAACTAAGCGCACGTTGGACTTTTGAGGCTGCTCAAGATGCACAAGCTATGCAAGGTATTGACATTGAGGCAGAAATCATGGCCGCTTTAGCACAAGAAATTACTGCTGAAATCGACCAAGAGATCCTAGCTTCTCTACGTAACCTAGCTTCCGTTGAGCAAACATATGACCAGTCACTAGTGTCTGGTACAGCTACATTCGTTGGTGATGAGCATGCCGCATTGGCAATTCAAATCAATCGTGTTGCTAACTTGATCGCTCAGCGTACACGTCGTGGTGCCGCTAACTGGGCAGTTGTAAGTAACCAAGCTCTTACAATTCTACAAAGTGCTACAACTTCTGCTTTTGCTCGCACTACAGAAGGTACTTTCGAAGCTCCTACAAACACCAAGTTTGTTGGTACATTGAATGGCGCAATGAGAATTTATGTTGACGCATATAAGACAGACACTGATGATAACAACCAAGTATTAGTCGGTTATAAAGGTACTAGCGAGGCTGATGCAGCCGCGTTCTATTGCCCTTACATTCCTCTAATGAGTTCTG